TAGGTCCAATTATTCCGCCATTACCTTGCGCCATAATTAAACCTCCTAGTCTATTAAGACTTCATACGATATGAATAAATCTAAATCGGAAGCAGCACTTGCTCCACCTTTTAATACATCCCCTTCATATAAATAGATTGGTGTGTCTGAAACAACTAGTGTTGCATCAGCAGGGACTGAAATTGTTTTTGCTAAATGAAATGTTCCTGATACGTCAAAGTTTGTAATACCAGTTGGTGTGTAGTTTACTTTAGTAACAGATAAAGTTAAATCTGCTGCATTTGTGCCATCAACGTTAGCACATGAAATTCTATTAATTTTCATTATGTAGTTACTTGAAACAGTAACTAAAGTTGTAGTAGTTGTAGCTGTTAAATTCCAACCAAGGTTACCACCTTCGATTGTTGCGACTGATACTATATTTGGGTTTGCCATAATTTAATTCCTTTTTGTTTTTATCCGAAAATCATTGCCATTGCAATAGCTTTTCCTGTTGTTATTCCTGCTGCAGCCCAAGATAATGTGCCCGCACTATTAGAAGTTAAAGCTTGTCCTGAAGCAGTTGCATCAGCATCGGGTAAAGTCCATGTTACTGAACTAGAAACTGTTGCAGGTGCTTTAAATGCTACATAATGAGAATTATCAGCATCAGCAAATTTCATGGAATTTTGATTACTTAATGTAATTTCAGAGAAATCAGCAAATGGATCAACAATATTTGTACCATCAGTATAAACTATTTTATGTCCTTTATCTGTTGTAGCCCAAGTAGTACCTGTCCCAGTAGCTGTTTTTAATTGAACTGTTTGAGCACCAGTTGAAGCATTATGTGCAATATACCAGTTTTCTAAACTGTCTGGTACAGTAACCACTGAAGAACCAGTTAAGGCTCCTGTTAATTTCCAAACTCTTGTTGCAACAGTTGCACCTGTGCCACCATCCGTTTTACTTAAAGTTAAAGTTCCACCATCAGTTAATGCTTGTGCAACATAACCACCTGTTATTTGTTCTATAATATTTAAATTGGTATTTGTAATCGTTCCCCATTGACCGGCTTTCTCACCGGTTGTCATTAACTCTACACCTAAATTTGTGTAACTTGATGCCATAAATTTCTCCTACGCTGCGTGGTCAACATCTGTATAAGATGTATTTCCACTTATGTCAATATTGGAATAACTTCCCGTATTGTTTTTAGTTACATCAGTATAGCTTGTATTGCCTTCAATATCAACATTTGCATATCCTAAAACTGCAGGTTCGCCTACCGCAGAAATTGCCTCTTGACCAGTTAATCCTACTACATCTTCTGGTGTTATTGCTCCCACAGAACTTGTAGCGGATAGACCTGTTAAAGGAACCCCTATTTCAATAACTATGGATCCTAGAGAAGAAGTTGCCGCTTGGCCTGTTAATCCTACTGCATCTGCTGGTGTTATCGCACCCACAGAAGAAGTTGCCTCTTGACCAGTTAATCCTATTTCTACAGCATCCAGAATTATTCCACCAACTGAACAAGTTGCTGCTTGACCTGTTAATCCTACCACCATTTCAGTAGGAGTGATAGACCCTACACTAGCCGTTAATGCCGATGGAGCTGTTAAGACTTCAACCGATGTTATATCTAAAGTAGGTGTGCCAACTGCAGAAGTTGCTCCTAAACCAGTTACACCTACAACATCAGCTGGTGTAATCGTACCCACAGAAGAAGTTGCACTTAAACCTGTTGGTTGAATAAGTTTATTCCAAGAATCTCCATATGGTTCTTCGCCCCAGCCATTTCTACCCCAACCAACCAGGGTTCCCGCATTATCAAAATCCCCAACTGAGGAAGTCATTTGACTTGGTGCGGTTAAAGTTACAAACTCAACTGATATGGAACCTACTGAACTTGAGGCCTGTTGACCAGATAAGCCAACGACATCTGCAGGGGTAATTGAACCTATTGAAGAAGTTGCTGGTAGACCACTTAAACCTACAGACATTTCAATAGGAGTAATTGAACCTATTGAAGAAGTTAATCCTGACGGTGCGGTTAAAGAAATTGTGACAGTATTAGATTGCCAAGAGTTGTGACCCCAGGCTACTGAAGGACTATCTCCACCCCAGACTGATGCCATAAGGACTTACCTCCTTATGCTATTCTTACTATAGCTGTAGTTGCTGCCTTAGCTGGAAATTGAATTGTAAAAGTTCCAGAAGAAACTGCTTTGTCTCCACCAAATGCTACTGCACAAACTGCTGGATCACCAGAAGCTGAATCATTATAGATCAAACATGCATTAGCTGTGAAAGTTGCAGACGTCCATGAAACATCATCAAAGTCACAACAAGCTGTTGAAGAATCTAGAGTAGGAGTTACACTTGTTAAAGCTTTTCCGCCAGCAGTATAACCTGTTCCACTCATTTCGTTCATTCCTGTTGCAGCATAAGCAGTTGTACCTGCTCCTAATGTTGCTGAACTTGTGAATAAAGCTATTTTAAAAGTATTACCTGTTGAAGCAGTAAAATTGTGAACTGCTTTTAAAATTTCAGTTTTGAAACTATTACAAATTGCCGATGTGTTTGCCATATTTTATACTCCTTTACGGTGAAGGTGACTTAATTGGTATTCTAACAGTACCGTCTGTGTAGTCATCTCTTCTACGTCTTCCAAGTTGCACTCCTGCAAACTTTTGTACCTCTTGTTTATATTTATTTTCATATAATGTCAACATATCCATTGGACCTTTTAAAAATCCATAAGCTTCTACAAGGCATGCATATAATAGCCCACTTGGAAAATATTGACTAATATAAGTGCCACTAGTTTCTGTCACCAAACTCTTAGGCAACATATCATAATATATCCTAAATTTATAAGCTGCATCAGGTGTAGGAGCCACATATATCCCTCCTGAAGTAGTGTCTGAAGTACCTGTAGCACCCCCAAACATCGCATAATATTTAGGTAATCCAGTGACATCCTGGGCAGTTCTATCTCCTACTGTGCCCGTTAATCTATCTGTATATTCTGATAAATACGTTTGGTCTTTTTTCTCTAACCAAGTACCTGCTCCTGTCGTAGCAGATGTTGATTCAAATACTTCAATTCCTCTAATGAACATTGTTCCAGTAGCACCTTTGCTACCTTTACCTGGAACATTTAAAGAATTATCGTCTGCAGCAAATCCCCCTTCACTTACATATCTGTAAGCATCAATTGGAGCATCGTAAAAAATTCTAAATTCTGCGTCTTCTATGAATCTATTAATAATAGCTGCTGTCAATACATTAGAATCTACTTCTGTGTAGTTTCTAATATCGGTTACTAAATTTGCGTAATTAAATCCTGCCATTATAAACTCTCTATATTAAGAGGACTAATAACACAATTAAATCCTCCTCCTGTTGCAGTGCCTGTTGCAGCACTAGGTAATGTTAATGTAAAACTATTATAATCTGTTACCGTTGTGTTAGCATCGTTAACATAACTTGTTCCTACCAAAGAAGCAACTTTAAACGACCCATAGACCGTGGCTCCGGAACTATGAGAACCAGCTGTCGTAGATGGGGGCGTATATCCTCGATAAACTGAAGAAGTACCTCTGGTACATCCAGTCAAATTATTACTAGATCTTCCAGTATATTGAATAACCTCATTTTGGTATGTTCCAACTTTTAATGGGTCAGTTGTATCTGATGAAGTCAAAAGTTTTTTAATCATAATAAATCCAGAAGTTGGAAAGTTAGACCCATCAGTTAATGTTATTGTAGTAGCACTACTTGTAATATCTCCATTTAAAGTTGTCTGTAATTGAAATTCATCAACCGTTACTCCACCGACAGCTTCTTTAACTGCAGTAAATCTTAAAACATCATCTACTTGTAATGATCCTTCAGGAAATGAAACCGTTAAAGTTGTATTAGATGCAGTTGTAAAAGGATTTAAAGGTAAAAAATCTTGTGTTCCAAATTCTGTTCTTGCTGGTCTTGCTCTTTGTAAAGCTTGTGGATCAGCACTTGTAGGCTTTGGATCTAATTGCGGTGATTTAGGTTCATATTCTGACATATGCACCCATGCACCATTCCACTCTCTCACCATTTCATTATATGGAAAAGCCATACCCGATCTATCAGATATTGCTAAAGCGTACTTACCTTGTGAAAAAGTGGTCATGACCCAATCCCCGGATAGTAAATCTTAGGTGAAATATAGGTAGAGTTAGAAGAACCATCTTCATCCTCGGCCCTTAATAATTCATCTTCATATAAAAGTTTTAATTCTTGTACTCTTTGTGGAGCATATTTAACAGCCAAATAATAGGCTAAACCTGAAATCATGCAAGGTACAAATCTATAAGGAACATCAGTTGCATTTGTATAAGCACCAACATCATCAATTCTTTTTGTATAATAAAAATTAATATAGTTTCCGTCTTGAGCTGCACCTGGAGTTAAATATAAAGTCATTGTAACTTTATCTACAAATCTTTGTACCCAATATTGTGTAGGTAAACCTTTATCCGTTTTATTAGAAAAACCTTGATATTGTGATCTACTAATTTTTGTCATAGGTGTATCAACTGAAGTTGACTTAACTCTATAGTCTGCTTCTTGAATATCTGT